GCAAGGGTTAAAAAGTAACTGAGGATTAAACGGTAATAAGCTAAAAAAGGAACAAAGACATGGCAAATCCTAATGAAAAAAAAGACGGTATCGAGCAAGGTGACGAAGGAACTGTGGATGTACAGGCAGAGGAAGCTAAGAAGGCAGAGGAAGCTAAGAAGGTAGAGGCAGCTAAAAAGGCTGCGGAAAATGTTGAGCCTAAAGAAATTCGGTACACAGAGGCAGAGTTAAGGGTGAAGTTAAGTGAGGCTCGAACCGAAGAGCGGAATAAACTAGAGCATAAGGTTCAACAGGGCAAAGAAAGAACATCCGAATTGGAAGCCACGCTTGAAGCAAATAAAGCCGAGATGAAAAAACTTAGGGCGGAAGAACAGGGACTCGCAGCGAAGAAGGATAAGACGAAGGAGGAAGAAGTTGAAGTGGAATCGCTGACAAAGCGACTTGAAGATTTACAGGCGAAAAACGACAAACAGGCAAAACAAATAGACAGCATAGCAGATACGGCAGCAGTACAAATTACACAGATGAAGATTGACACCTACCGTGAAAAGCAGATAGCTAAAAACGGTATAAGACTGACAGAACTTGTTTATGGAGATTCCGAAGCTGAGATTGATGAACGCATCGAAGTAGCGAAGGCAAAAGAGAAAGATATTTTCGAATCGGGAAGAGAAAGCATTCGGGAAGAAAACAAGGGAAAAAGTCCTAAGCCATTAAGCCCAGAGGCTCGTAGCTCGATAGCTACTGCGAAGCGGAATACAACAGAACGAGATAGGATTGTTCGTCTATCGCCAAAAGAATTTGCAGCAACAAAACAAGCATTACTTGCAGAGGCCGAAATTTCTATGAAGAAGTAAAAGTCTCGGAGTGCTGCTACCGAAACCCTTAAGGAGGGCACACAATGTCATTGTATTCAGGAACAGTTACGGCAGGAGAAGTAGTAGCATTACCGCAGGCACTTCTAGATGTTTATTCACTCGAAATCGAGCATAACGCTATGCCTATTATGCGTTTCGAGGAGTTCGCAGAGAAAAAGACCGACTTGGAAAAAGAGGTGGGCGAGCGAGTTATTTTTACAACTTACAACAACCTTGACAGGGGCGGGCAGCTTCTTGAGCATGAAAACCTCAGCGAGAAGAATATGTCCGCTTCACAAAAAGGTATCACGGTTACTGAGTTCGGTAACGCTGTCGGCGTGAGAGAGAAACTGATTCAACTCAGTTACGACGATGCGTTGAAAGAAGCCGCGTTGCTGCTAGGACGCGATTACGCGGTAGTCAACGACATGATGTGTCGTGACGCACTGTATCAGGACACAAACATATATTATTGCGGTGGTCGCGCTACAAGGGCGCTTATGCAAGGCGCTGTGGATTACATGGACATCGAGAGTGTCCGTATCGCCGTCGAGCTTTTGCAGACAAACAATGCGCCGAAATACATGAGCGATTATTATGCGTGTTTCTGCGCTCCACATCAGGTTGCGTACATCAAGCGCGACCCCGATTGGATTGCCGCGAATAACTACGCGAACACTCGCGCCCTGTTTACCGGCGAACTCGGAAGATGGGAAGATGTTATTTTTATCGGTACGACAATGGCTCCGAACGGTGCAGCTGCCACATCAGACCCAGGCTACGAAGCTGCATTGAAAGATGCCGCGACAGCCGGTATTGCTAATGCGGATGTTTATCGTGCAGTTATTTGCGGCGAAAACGCATTCGGCAGAGCCTCGGCATTGCCGGTAGAAATGCGTGATAACGGTGTGCAGGATTACGGTCGTAAGCACGGTCTCGCATGGTATGCAATCATGGGCGCGAAACTGCTCGAAGAGAACAACGCGGTTATTGTTGAGAGTGTGTAAAGTCGAATGCCCGACACATTTTTGATACATTCTTTTAGAGGGAGAATTTGAAATGGCAAAAAAGAATACATTTGGCGACAAAAAATACGCCAAGAAGACAGCTAAAGAGGCTAAAAAAGTTAAAGCGGTTGTCCCTGTTTTAGCAACAGAGGAACCGAAAAAAGCTGAGGAGCCTATGCCGGAAGAACCTACGAAGGTCGAGGAGCCAGAAGCTCCGGCAGAAGCTGAAAAGATGGAAGAGCCAGAATTGCCGAAAGAGCTTACAAAGGTTGAAGAACCCGAATTGCCGAAGGAACTTGAGAAGGCGGAAGAACCGACAAAAGCACCAGAGGAGGCTAAAAGGGTTGAAGAACCGAAAGAGCCGGCTGTTGTAAATGGTTCACCGTTGATACCTGTCCCGGAAGCGCCTGTATTTGTGGAAGCGACAAAATCCGAAGAGCCGGAAACCGCTTTTACGATGCCTGTAAAGAAAGAACCTGTGAAGGTTATTCCTGTGGCGAAACCGGCAGGTAACAAGTGGGTGAAAGTCTTTTGTCTTGTCACTGTCAGACGGTACATCGGAGGTGTCAACTACAACTTGACAAAGGGCAAAGAAACTCAAGTACCCCCAGAGGTTGCGGCGATATTCCGAAAAGCTGGCAAAGTCAGATAGTTTTGATTCCTGTGACGAGGGCGTGAAAGTTATTGTCCCACGATGACGAGTAGCGCCCCCGGAGCATTAGAGGGAAAAATGAATGGCAGAGCAGGACACTATTATAAGGAAAATACGCCTTCGCGTAAAAGACCCTAATCCGCCGCCCGATGGCGGAGACCCGAAGTACGATAATCAATATTACATTGATGCCATTGATTTTGGATTACAAAAATTAAGTCACGATTTTAGCTCCGCAGTATTATGGGACATTTCAACTTTGCCAGACGGCAAGGCGTTTCTACTTATAAAATTAGCTACAATTGAAATGTGCTATGTTCGTGGTTCGGAATCTACTGACCCGACGGAAGAATCGGTATTAGTAGATGAAGTCAAGTCGATTGATGTCCCTAACCTAAAAATTGCGTATAAAGATGGAAAAGACGAAAAGGTTTTTCAAGGCCCCGCGTACTGGACGAAATTAGCGGCATCATTACAATCAGAGTATGATGGGGAGTTACCGGACATTACGCCTATTGATGACGGTGCGATAATAGTTTCCTCACAAATAATGAGGACATCATTACGCACAGGAAAATTAGGCCCGTATCCTTTTGTTAAACGCATGATAATGGGAATAACATCTGTTGCGTATGACGATGTAAGTACCCTAACTGTTGTATGGGAGCCTATATATAGTGAACACTTAAATCACTATGAAATTTGGATTAAAAAAACAGGCGTGGCTAATTCAGATGTACTACTGACATCCATTTATGACAATCACGATTACGAAATTGATATAGACAAAGTATTAGCAGTCGGAGAGTGGAAAGTGTATATGTTTGCAGTGGACAACCACGACTTAAAAGGGAAAAGTTCTGAACTACTTATTACGGTGAGTTGATGTCTGGTTTAGAAGCAAAAATACAAACTCAAGTAGATAACTTGTTGAGTGTAGTTCAATTCGGGGAAGCCGTTAAAGTATATAAATTCCAAAGCGCAGCGGATAATTATCCTTATGGCAGAGGCGGGGCTATTGTTTACAGTACTGCCTTAGATGTAACAGGGCGAATTATAACAGAGCCGACAGAAGAGTTATTAACCTTGATAGGCGATGGGTTAAAATGGGATGTTGCGCTGTTGTTTTCAAGGTTAGAGCTTGTGAGAAAATTCTCGGCAGCCGACGAAAATGAATGGTTGTCGGTTGATGATGAATTTGAACATGGTGGAATGCGATACGCATGTATTAAAATGTTTCCGACAGGTCGAGTGCATACGCAACATTCGTTGATAGTAGTAGTATGCAAATCGAAAGAGGGGGCAGATGTAAAATAGTGGGTGTGAAATTCACAGGGGATTGGAAAGGCGTAAACAGATTTTTAGGGTCTGCAAAGAGCGGCAAGTTTACAAAAATGATGAAGAAGGAATTAGATGAGCTTGCAGAACATATACGAACTGAGGCTGTGTCAACTATCATATTACAGAGCGGGAAATGGGAGCCTTTGAAAGACAGTACTGTTGCAAGAAAGGGCGGGAATACTATGATATTTTTTGATACTGGGAAATATGTTAAAGCCATACATAAAAAGTTGTCTGTGCAGTCCACATTTGAAATGAAAGCTATAATTGGCCCGAAAGATAAGAAGGTTCCGGGCAAACAATTTAATTATACAGAGTTAGCAAGCATGTTAGAATTTGGAACTCCGAAAATGGTTGCGAGGCCGCTGTGGACACCGCTATTCCAGAATATGAAACAGTGGCCGATATATAAAGATTTTTGTAAAAAATGGTCGAGAAAAATTTCGGGAGTGTGGAATGGGAGGTAACGAAATAACCATGACCATTGAAGATGTGGATACAGCGATGTATGTACATTTTAGTGGTATAATATTAGATGGAGCGCCTGTTCCTGTTTTTGTTTATCCGCCAGAGCAGAAAAAAACATCCGGTAAAATATACCCGTCAATTGAAATTTCACCGATAATTATTTTAGTTGACGATACTCGACAGGACACAGAGGAAAAAGAAGAGGATAGTTACGACGGTACAAAAACGCCGCCCGAAAGGTTAATGCGAAAGCGCGATGCGTA